CTATTGTTTTGGCGCTTGAGCGGAAGGGGTTGCAGGTTTATAAGGCTCAACTTTTACTACCTTATCGCATGCAAATGATTGTTGTCCGGCGAAGACTTGTAAGCGGCCTTCCATTGTGACGACTACCGGGTTTAATACGCTGGGCTTAAAGGGTACAAACTGGGAAAATTCATCGTAATCAATGCGTAATTGCGCCTGAAATTGACCAAAGGAATCTTCTCCAGCAGGGTAGGAATCTAAGCAGTTTATGTAGGCGGCTTTGCCCCGAGCAGATGAATAGCGGTTGATGCCGATACATACTTTCTTTGCCAATAGGGAGGTGTTTTCTAATGGGTTTGTGTTTTCTGACATGACTTTTAACCTTATGTTTATATATGTATTTGATTTTTAAATGACTTATTGGGTTAATAAGGCGATTTGTTCAGGCACTTTTTAAAAGTACACTAAAGGCGATTTACCAATCTTGGTATCAAATTACTTTCTAATAGGAAACGGGGCTTTCTTCTTAGACGTTCAATTGGTAAACCGCTTTTAGTGCGCTCTTTTTATCTAGCTTATTTAGTCAGTTTTTTTTTATTTTGCGAACCCTACGGGCCGGGCTTTCCGTTCCAATCAACTGATAAAGCCGCTAACTCTAACTAAGCAAAAAATGTTATTCCGCAAGCTCCATAAATTTTTTACTAAGTTAGAGTAAGCATCTTTAACGGTTGATTTGCACTACAATCCCTTTCGCTCCTTAATTTTCGTTTTTGGCTTAACCAGTTGCAGCAAAAGCGGTTTTGCCACGACTTTTATTTAGAATGCTCCCTCCCTCCCTCATCCTCAGAGCATATCCCCGACAACCTGCGCATGCCCCTCGGTGTCGGCTGGTCAATCGCGGACGGACTCTAAAACATGGGTTCATGCCGTCAAGGGTAAAGGCTACGCCCGCGGGAAAAGCACCCGCGCCCTGGACTGCATGAAGCCTCATGTTTTGTACGAGTCCTGCGACCGACCGACCGACTCCGAGGGGCATACCCAGAACGCCGGGCAATAAAACGCCCGGTAGAGTTAGAAAAAATAAAGAATACATAAAAGTCATGATTCAATCCCTAGGCCGAAATCTGTTAATACGACGCTTGATTACTACGCGGCGTGTGATTCATCGTTTGAATCTTCGACTAATACCAGCTTACCTTCGATATATAAGGTCAAAAGTATTTGAGTCAGCTTGTACGGTGTTATTCCGCCACGTTCTTGGGCTTCAAGTTCCAACTTTAAATATAAGTCCGGCCTTAATGCGGTTCTAAATACGCGATCAGATACTTTTTTTGTTGATGATGATTTGGGGGGTAAAGACAAAGACATTTAAGCAACCTCATTTAAACAATTTAATCGTTTCTGATACTCACATTTAATACGAGCAATAGCGTTATCAATAACTTTAACTTTACCGGTACATTCAATAAATAATAGTTTCAACCCTGATAACTGATATTCGTATAATTGTTTAGTACTAATAATTGATTCATAATCTAAATTCGGTTGTTCAGCTAATGCCCTTAATGCCGCTTGCTCAATAAATTCAAATGTTTCGTATATATGTTTCTCTGACATAATCATTTATGCGGCCTCAAGTTCAGAAAGTTCATCTAATGATTCTTTAATCAAAAGTTGGACCTTCTCTAAAATATTTTGCAATGCAAAATCAATATCACCCTCAATTTCATATAAAGAATATTCTAAGGGCCCTTTACGCAAAGAAACTAAAAACAAATCAAAATTTGGAAAAACCAGGTGATAAGTCATTTCACTTTCAAGGCAAAAACTTTTTAATCCTGAATAAACAGTAAGAGCAATAGAAGATTTATCCTGCTTTAAATATCCCCGAACATCACTCAATCTTGATACAAGACGAGCACCCATTAATTCAATAAGCTGTTTTTCTACGTGATATTGATTTTCCATGATCTATTCCCCAAAAGATTCATCAGATAAAAGCTCTTGATTAAAAAGAGCCAAGTTTATTAGTGTGTATTTGCCGATTCTTTTCACGGGTAAGTAACCTTTCTTTACCCAGCCTATTACTACGCCTTCTTCCATGCCGGACTGTTCAGCAAACTTGGAAACCGTGCAGACCATAATGGATGAATGCTGTAAAACTTGCTGTTGACCATCCATGCTTAACCCCTTATAGTGCTGTAATGTGCTTTATTGAAAAGATGACTCATTATATGCGACACTCATTATTTGAGTCAAGCATTATTTGAGTCTGTTACAATATTTTTTATGATGACCGAATACGAAATTAATAAACGAATAAGAATACTCAGAGATGCTTTAGGACTAGGTAGACAAGCCTTTGCAGATAAAACAGGGATCAAAAAACAAACGATTGAACACCTGGAAAGAGAAGCACAAAAAGTGAATGGAGAACACCTTCAGGCAATAGGAAATCAATTCCCCGAATATAAATATTGGTTAGCTTATGGCGAAACATTACCCGAAGCCGGACAGATCAGCCCGGAACTAGAGGAAACAAGAAAAAATCTGTCAACGGGTACATAACCGCGGGACGGGCATTAAAACAATGGGGGACGGTTAAAACCTAAGCCGGATAAAAGCCGAAAGCAAACATAAAGCGGCTTATGTAAGCCGTTATTTACACAAAGTAAGCATTTGACATCGTAAGTGTTATGTTCCTTTCTCTAATTCTAATAACCATTAGCCTAGTAATAATCCCTTTAATACTAATTAGCCTAATAACCACATTTAAAAGCTCAAAAATATTATTAAATAATAATAAAAACAATGAGATATATAAATTTGCAAACAAAATAAATCCAAAGAATGAAGAAAAGATAAAATGGAACAAAGATTTTCTAAGATCAATGGAATGGAAACGATACGAAGAAGTATGTACAGAATATCTAAAACTCAAGAATTGCGATGCAAAAGTAACAAGCATTGGCGCAGACGGAGGAATGGATATAAAAATAAAAGATAAAAACGGAAAACTGTTTGCAATAGGGCAATGTAAATCATGGAGCAAACCCATAGGAGTAAGTCTAATTCGTGAGCTTTACGGAATAATGATAAGTGAAAACGCCAGTTATTCTATTTTCTTAACCACATCAAAATTTAGCCTAGATGCAATAGCGTTTGCACAAAATAAAAAAATGATACTCATCGACGCGGATGAATTTATTCATTTAATCAATAAACTTAACGACTTGGATAAAACAAAATTAAGTCAAATAGCCACAAAAGGCGATTATACGACACCAACTTGCGTAAACTGTGATGTAAAAATGATAAAAAAGACCGCAAAAAAAGGGACCAATGAAGAAAGTGTTTTTTGGGGTTGTATAAACTTTCCACGATGCAGAAAAACAATGTTCATAAAGAACACAGATAAATAATCAAAAAAACGACTTAACAACAATGGACAAAACACCCGCTATCAATATGCCAAGCATCCACTTAATAAGGGCAAACTGGCCATCATGTTCAACTTGTTTTAACTTCACATCCTGAACATCTAATTTAGTTGCAAGGTGAGCTTCCATTATTTCAGACAAGGATTCCTTCTGAGCTTCAACCATAGCAACCGCTTGTGCATGAGGAATACCAGCTTGTTCTAAACGTTGGGTAAATTTTAAAGTATCGAAAGTTATAGTAGTCATAAAACAAATCCTGTTATTAAAAATACTGTCAACAAAATGTCAACAGTAAAGCGCCTTATAGTACTTTATAGTACCGATTCAGTTTTTTAAGTTGTTCATTATATTACTATAACGCACTATAAACCCGATAAACAAAGAACTTTTAATGCGATGGTCGCGCGTTCGAATCGCGCACGACCCACCACCAAAGATATATGAATCAACCAGTTAGACTTTTCGGTCAGCTGGTTTTTTATGCCTGTAGATAAAGTTACCACATTGTTACCACCGCTTACATTTCCCGCCAAAGGATTAAGCTGAATCGCTTGAATCAAGTAGTTCGGCGACAAATGAGAATACCTCATAGTGATGTTCAAGCTTGAATGGCCTAGTATCTTTTGTAGAGCAACGATGTTGCCGCCATTCATAATAAAGTGGCTCGCGAAAGTATGCCGCAGAATATGGGCTAGTTGACCAGCAGGAACCTTTAAACCAGATCGTTTGAACGCTGACCTGTAAGCACTATAACACGACTTAAAATCACCTTGGCCAAGTCGATTTTTAATATATAGAAAAACAGATTCTTCAACAGGAACAAACCTTGAATGGCCATTCTTAGTATCAACAAATTGAAAGCCCTGGTTGATGCAATTCTTCACGGTTAAACCCTCAGCTTCAGACCATCTTGCACCAGTAACTAAGCAGATCATCACAACAAAAGGAAGGCTTTCGTTAGTCGTCAAATCAACTTGCGCTCTCAATAGTTCGACCTGAGAACCTGTAAGATAAGAAAGTTCGGTTTTAACCTCACGAAGCTTGCGAACAGTCAAAACAGGCGAATCATAATCGATAACTGATAAACGCTTAAGCTCACGAAACAAAGCCTTTAAGGTAATCAATTCACGGTTAAGGGTAGCGGGTGAAATACTCTGATTTAACCTTGTTGTCCGGTATCCTGCCAATAGCTCAGGATCAATAAATTTGGCCTGTGGATTACCCAAAAGATCAGACAATTTAAGGAGCCTATTTCTAGTATCAATGGCACTTTTTAAACTGCGGCCATGAAAATCAAACCACAATTTAATAAGATCATTTAATCGTCTATCATCGACAAAGGCCTGAACGGCCTGAGTTTCAGATAAACGTGATACATAAGTCCGTTGAAACTCTATTGCATCAACCTTGTAATCAAACCGCTTAACGATACGCTTACCACCAACACCATCAGGCCTAAAATCTAGCCTATATTTTTTACCTACCTTGGTAATCATGCAGGCTTAAAAAATTTATCGCGAGCTTGCTGTTTTATCGGTTCGTTATTCTTGCACACAGTTTCAACATGCTTTCTCAAGCATTCCGCCGAGCAAAATACGGTTTGATTCCAGATTAAAGCTGTTTTAAGCAATGTTCTGCCCGGACAGATAGAACACGGCACGATAGAAAAAAGGTTACTCATGCCGCTTTGCCGACTAATCGCCGTCGTTCTAAACCCTGTTTAATCTGATTACGAATATCGTCTTCATCTAATCCCCGGTTTCTGTAATATGTTTGTATTTCCGGCCATATATGCAGGTTGTGGATTTGACGCATTACGTGCCTTACTGTGCATTCATTACGGCGAGCCATGATTGACACTAAGTTGCCAATAACGGAGGTGATGTTTCTAGCGATAGGGTCTACGGCTTCTTTTTTTTTGCGCGTAATTTTTACGCCTTGCGCGGGGACTTTGAAGATGACGTCTTGCATCAACAATTGCCAGAAAGGGTTTACATAACCCCTTGGGTCTCCGTCGATCATTAGCCGGTTTCGTTCTAAGGCGTAGCGCCATAGGTCGGTTAAATGATCGGCGACTTGGTTAAAGCCTTCAAATTCCAAACCCAGGCCTAAGCCTATTTCACGGATTACGGTATGATGAAGTCTTGCTTCTATCCGACGAACTGGCTGGGTATTGTCATAAGCGCCTAATGAATAAATGTTCCATTCTTCGTGAAAATAATCAACTTTGTCTGATTTAACGATTTCATAGCTTTTTTCATAAAGTGCCATTTGTACAGCTATTGGTTTCCCTATCAAATAATCTTTAGCTTGGCCTTCCCGACCATAAGTACCAATCGCATCAGTAAAATCAGTAAGATCAATAGAAGCAATACCGTCATAAGCCCTAATAGTCCTAGAAGCCGTGACCAGATTCCGAACAAAATCGCCAGGAAGGTTAAAGCCCTGATAATCACAAGCAAGATGCACGGCAACTCCCTTGGCTATTGGTTCTTCTAAAAAAATGCGAGACAAGCCGACAAATTCACCGTGAAGGTATTCCCATATTTCAGCGGTTGCGCGCTGGGATATGAAGTGCGGCGAAAGTTCAATTTTTAGATGCGAGCCTTCGTTATCCATTTTGCCGTACCAACTGCCAAACAGGATAACTAAGCCAACAGTGTTGTTTTGCATCTTATAGCGATAACCGCCGGTTTTACCCATGCGCGAAAAATGCCAACGATCATCATTGACGCAAGTATTTCCGGTTAACCGGATATATTCATCTTTGTTTTCTACATGCTGTTCCAGCTTTGTGATAAAGGAAGCTTTAGGCACACCATGAAAAAGCTGTCTTACTGTATCCACCGAGGCACCAACAATATTGACGCTTGAAAGATCAGTAATATTAGCGTTAGCAGCAAACAATAAACCGGTCTGATCTTCGTCAGCACCATGTGAAAGGGATTCAAGAGAAAAGCGTTGGTTTAAATTCATGTTATCGGCTCTTATAGGCTTTGTGTTGTTTTGTTCTGTTACGTGTGACAAGGGCGTAACAGCCTTTTTTGTTCTTTTTAATTTTTTGCGACCGCTGTTTTATAGGCCTTTACCGGCTTGGGGTTAAGCGGCAAAACTTTACATTTTCCAATCGGCCAACATTCGGAACCGCGATCAAGCCCAAAATGAAGAATTAGCTTCGGCTGGTGGATTTGCAAAAATCGTTCAGCACACTGCCTATAATCGGCTATGACTTCAGGGTCACGGCTTGGACACCTAACTGCAATGACTTCGCAATCTGTCAGGCCTGCAAAGTATTTATCCAGGTGCACGTCTTTTGAATGGGTCCACTGCAAGACAGGAATGGAATACACGCCATGATCGGCCCACCATGCGCATACGATTCTTGAGCGCCATATCTGGTAAAGTGAATAAATGTTGGGGTAATTTGCATATACGGAATAGTCAGGCGCTACGACGGTCCCGGCAAGCAATGCCTTTTCAACAAATTTAGTGGGTGAACGCCATATGCTTTCCAGCCGCCAATCATCAACAAAGCAATGGAAAGGCAGGTTTTGTGTTTTTGAGCCGTATCTAAAAAATTGAATATCTCTATAATCCGAAAGCTTATTCGATAAATAAGGGAAAGAACCGGTATATGCAACATTCGGTATTGTTAAAGTGACGCGGTTATTCATAAATTAATTCTCAAAATGAACAGCTATAATCTGCTACATGTCTCTATTCAACGTTTCGTTATTTATTCGAACGCCAATTACTCCAAGAAGGCTCAACGCCATGTTTCGATTCGTAAAATTTAGATAATTGAAAATTCAAATCCGCGGCAGAACCATTAAAATTACCCGCACTACGATCAGAAGAAGTCTGTATCTGGGAATACTTGCCGTAGTTCTCAAACCGATCAGGACTTAATTCCGCTATCCATTTCCAACGGTCTGTCAGCTGATGACCTTCCATGCTACGGCCGCCCATTTTTAATGGCTCACGTTATGGGAATCGGAACTAAAAGCATGTTCGCCTGTCGCCCAAGATTTTTTATAAGCGTCAATTCGCTGTCTTGCACTCATTGATTACCCTCAGCGCCTAAAATCACGGTTTTCATTTAAATTGAATTCAGTCGCGCGGCACTGCGCTCCCATTTTTTTTGACTAAAGAGAGGGACCAACACCTAAAGAAACAGAAGGAACATCACACGTAATAAAACGCTTCAGGCCTTTATACGTGAGCCATGCAGCACAATCATTAATTGGCATAAAGTCATAACCAACTTTAAAAAGATCATCAGAATTAATATTTTTCAACCTCAATCCATTCTGAGAAATATTAACAATCCAAATGGTTTTTTTCTTCGAAAAAACATGACCTACGATATGTAGGCCGTTCTTTTCATAAGGGTCAGAAACTTTTTTTTCTTCTGAAACATCATGTGATTGTGGCGCTTGGGGTGCTTTGGGTACTTGTGATGGTTGTGGTTGTGGTAGCGATAATTGTGAAGGTGGTAGTTGTGGCTGTGCTTTATAAGATTTGGCATTCATCGGATTTTTAACGTCAAATCCGATAATGATGCAAAAAAAAAGAACAAAACATAAGGCAGCACCAATAAACGGCCAACGCTTCCATAGTGGCACTATATCTTGAGCTGCAAGCTCTGCCCCGCCTCCCCTAGTATGAGATTTATAAAAAGGGAAATACTGCTTCTCATATTTCCGAATGCCGGTATTCACCACTTCACCACGTACGCCGTCTTGCACTTTGCGAACATAGGTTTTTTCAGATCCCATGCTGGTATTTTTCTTAACCCTATAGCAGATCTGTACCAGATCGAGAATAGCGCGATTAATTTTGCCATAAGACTGAGTAATCAGAAGAACATCGGCGGATTCATGACGATGCAAAGAATACCAGTGCTCTACCTGCATTTCAGTGCCAAGACGGGGCAATGGTATATGACACTCATCAACCACATACAATGGGCCGGAACCTGATAACGGATGCCGCCAAGGGTCTCCATAGTCCTCAGCATGGGCAAATGGTGCATTGATGAAATAATTTTGCTTTACAGCACCCCCGAATTTATAAAAGCGAGTTTCAGCCGCTTTCAAATCAGTTTGAGGACGTTCTTTTCTGGTGGTCGTGCGAATCTCAATTAATGGCAAAAAACCTGCATTTATCTTTGCTATATAATCAACGTCGAGAGGTAAATTTGTAATCACTTTGCGACCAGCTTCCAACGCTGGCAATATGTGGTAAACGACGGCTTCGTAAGATTTACCGCCGCCGGGTGGACCAAGCAACAAATTTATCATGAACCCAACCTCACAAACGGTATGAGCTGCAACAAAATTCTAATGATGATTGCAGCCCCAATAATGACCATACACTGAGCAAATCCAACCAGACCCAAAACGTTCAGAAGTGATTCAGGTATTTGCTGAAACACACCGAAATGTTGAGTGATAGCGCTTAAATCCACAGCACCAAGAACAATTTCTGACAGTGAAAGAAGCTGATCGATTATAAATATAAAAAAATCCTTCAACATCAACCAAAAAGAAGAAAAAACCTTTTGTACCAAATCTAAAATGGAAACCCAAAAGCTATTCCATGTGGAAATTATAGTTTCGATTATTTTCATGTTAACCACCAAATACCAATGAGCGTGCGGTAAACAAAGCCGTAATAATAAATATCAAACGCAACAACGGCCATATCTCACAAGGCGGCTGCAATTCCATAGAACCCCCTGACAATGTAGGAAATGACCAGCTAGGGCAAGTCCCAGCGCCGCCTATTTGCGGAGTTAAACCCGAAACGGCAGAAACAAAAGAGGTTTGCATCAACGCCGCTTTATGGTCTGCCCAGACTTGACCTATGCCGCCCGGATATTCCGACGTGTAAAAGCTATCAGGACCCGCAGCAAAAGAGCCAGGAGTACCACCGCTTAATTTGTCGCTAATCTCATGTAAGGTGGAATCTTTGCCTAATTTGGATGTGTCGACGGAAGGTGATGTGCTGGTGCCAATGCCGGAACCCGGACCGTTACCGTTACCATCACCGCTGACAACATCAACCAGCACTTTAATAGAGCGATTGAGGCCGTCTTCTACTTTAGTCTTGAGAGCATCAGAATTACCAGGGTTGCTGACAGGAATCTCAGCAACATAGGCATCAGTTTCTATGTCAATGTCTTTTACTTTTTCTTTGGCCGCTTCTGAGTTGGCAGACCTGGCTAAGGAATCAATATAATCCTGAGCGAATTTATTATAAGACTCTATGGCGGATTTTATGGTAGCAGGAACACCGGTCGATAATGCAGCATCTGAGGCGGTTTTGGCGGCATCTTTCGCAGCTTTTGCAGCTTGAGCGGCGGCAAGTTTTTCAGAGGCAGCCGCTTCGGATTGGAGTTTAATGGTAACGATTTCTGATTTTGCCGCATCGGCTTTGGATTTGGCTGAGGCAATCTCAGCGGCTCTAGTTGCGGCGGCCTCTCCCACGATAGTGGGATCATCGGAACAAATATATGACGACGGTTTACAGTCATCGATTGGCGGACAGTATTTAGTGTTTTTGTCTGATATGCATATGGTCGGCGAAGGCACAGACTGGCATGATTTTGTGGTTTTGTTGAAAAAGTTACCACCTGTTTCAGAACCTGCATTGCAATCGGGTATAGGCGTACAAACATCATTGAGGTTGTATTCTGTAGATGAACAAACACGAGGAAGCTTACACTCGCCTGTCGAATCTCGGGTTGCTGGGGCGGTACAAGGAGGGGCATTTATGCACTCGTCAGCACTGGCAACGCCACCGTAGGGACATGAGGGATTGCGACTAATGATGGCAGTTGTGGGACTGCCATTATAAAGCACATTACACGTGGAAGGCATTGTGCTTGACTGGTAAACATAAGCGCCACCGGGAAAAGCATAAACGCAAGCGGAATCCAATGAGGAAAAAGACTGACCACCATAATACCAAATGCCAACGGAAGGATAGGTATCGGCAACTGATACACCAGATAAAAAAACGAAAAATAAAAACAGGGTTATTCTAAGCATTTTCAATGACTTCTAAATGCAGATATAAAAACAAATGCGCTGATTGCCCCGATTAAAGCGATCAAACAATAAAAGAAAGCAACCAGCGCACCTATCATAATGCTATGCCTTCCTCACACCGCGCTTGGCAAGATCGATACCCTTAAAAGTCATCGCGATGCCAATAATTAAAACGCCAGTAGCAGCAGCAAAAGTGGCTACGGTAGACAAGTCAACTGCTGCAAAAATATCAGCCATAATATGTACTCCAAAAATTGCGGGAATCCCCCCGCGAGGTTTGCTCAAAACGAGCTAAATCTTTTTTATTAATTGAACGGCTACGCCTGTTGCATAGCCCAACGCCCACATGGACAAAACAGCACCCATGCCCCACGAAAAAACATAGGCAATTTGTATGGGGTCAATGCCTATGCTTGCCAAGGTGACAGAAGAAAGCGCCTCTATCGAGTTATAATCCTGAGCAGTAAAAAGCACATAACCGGTGCAATCTTGTAATGACTGGGCGCTCAAGGTTATTCCCTGACCGCCTGTAACTGGATCGTTAGAACCACCACCGAAAGCGGATAAATCAGAGGTCAGGTTAGTGATTTGGGCGCATATAGCCATTTGTTCAACCTACACTGGCTTTGATTACGTATCCGTTTATAAAGCGGTCTTTCCTCACTCGGTTACTAAGTACCCGCTCTTTGAACTCTACGGGCTTTTTTATCAGGCAGGTCATTGAGCGGATTTTCATGGGTTAATTCCTGGCTATGGTTTGTGCGCGGTTGTTCCGGATGTTGTTCCGGTTGCTGTCTGAACCGCTCCGGCTTTGGGTTTGTCTTTGCTTTCTTGTTCTTGTTGGGCTTCCGGGGTCGGACCGTCAAGTTTCATGCTGATGGCTGTCAATACGGCTTTGTTCTGGCCTCCCATGTTGATTTCACACAGGATTTCCATTTGACATGGAAAGTAAAGTTTTCCGGCTTCTACTTCGGCTTTTTTCTGGTCGAACATTTCAAATGGCATTTTTACTTTGATGAGTTCGTTACCCAGGTTGTTCGGGTTTTTTCCGGTGTTGGGCTTGGATACCCATATCGAACCGCCTTTGTTGTCTCCGTCTATTTCATAACGCGTTAACGATTCTACTTGTCCCCTTATGACTGTTTGCATGTCGCCTAGGAAGCTGTTTTGGGTTATTTGGTCGGTCATGTTTTTGTTCCTTTGTTGGGTGGTTAATGTTGTGACCCTTTAAACCGCGGGTCGAACGGGGAGCTGTTTTGTGCTGGTTAGTTCTGCACAGGTTTGGGTTGCCGAATCTATTGTTTCTTCAGGTTTACAGTCGGGCAACGAAGGTGCAGGTAAGGATGCAGGCGTTTTAAAGTAAGCAGCTTGGCTTTCTGCATCTTTAAAGCCTTTTTCTTTTGCAAAATCATCTGCGGTGTAATTTATGTCGGGCATTACCGCTCCGGTTATTGCGTGGGTTTCTTGGAAATCCGGTTGGATACAGGCTCCAAATCCGGTTTTATCAAAGGTTGTTGCTATCTCGGTAAATGAATAGGTGATTGACATCAGCGCAAAGACATAGCCAATGATGAAGGGAACCGCTGCATTTGAAACGAATGCCCATAATAGGTTTATTAGGCGTCTGCGCTGGCTGTATGTCATACCTTGGCCGGGTAGGTGTTGTTTTATGTTGAGCAT